ATGCGCATAGCTCGATGCCAATGGAATACTTGTCCAGGGAGATATAGGGAACATCATAGGCCTCAAACACATCGCGCTTAACGCCAAGGTGGTAGGCCCAATACTTAGAAGAGAAGCCTTGGACGATACGCCCGTCTCCTTCTTTAGCACCAGTATTTGAAATACATACGCATGTAGCAATACGACCGCGGCTATCTGTATTCCAATTGCGGAACACGCTAACACCACTAGGTCCACTGGCTGTATGATGCAGGTATATCTGCTTCTTTTCAGCTTTCTCTTTTATGTACTCATTATAGGAGAACTCTACGTGCTCTATGTCAGATAAAAAACTCATCGACCTTGCTTGTTATAGGGCTTCTTGTAGTTCTTTGAATGTTTATTGTCAGAAGCCTTCTTGGAATGCTTCCGTCGTTTCTTGCTTTTACTTACGAAAAGCGATTGCGCTTCAATACGTTTAGCCATACACAAATCTACTAACTTTGCTTTGCAAACTTCTGAGTGAACATGAAATACAGAGAGTATTTAATGGGTGGACCCATTGACCCACCGAAGAAAAAATCTCAACTGACAGACGAACAACAGCGTCAGTTAGCCATGTCGTACGCACGATACAACCAAGCACCACGGCCCATCGGGCCAGAGGCTGGGCTTCGCCCCGTAGAGCCAGTGTTCGGAGCGATGACAACAGGTATTGGCTTACGTGGATTGTATGAAGCCGTTAAGCCAGGGACCGGACGTATGCCTGGACAGCGCGAGTGGGATATGATTCCAGACAGCCCACAGAAGCGTCAAGCACAAGAGATTGGAGAGTTCATCTGGGGAACTAAGTTTCCATCCGGAAGAAAACCTTTTGACCGTTGGGATTTCTGATGAAACTAAGGAAAACAAACAAGAGCATCAACGTACCAGCCCCGGAAGGATATCACTGGATGACAGAGGGCGGTCGTCACTTCTTGATGAAGGGAGCCTACAAGCCACACAAAGGAGCAAGCAAAGAAGCGCCATTTCGTCTTGTAAGCCATGACGCTGGCGAGCCGAATGCCGCTATGGATGCGGCTCGTCGCGCAAAGAAAGGTTGAACTTAGCATCCCCACGCATTTTACTGTATAGACGGGCGATGATACCGCGGCCACGCTGTGTCACAGCATAGCGAACCCTATAGTTGTACTTGGTCTCGTCACGGAAGAAGAAGTCCTCTACAGATTGGCTGGGCGTTAGTTTATCGAAGTGCTTATATAGGAAGCCGTCATTTACCAGTTTATAGATGAACTTCTTCTTTAGTTGTGCCTCGGACTTCCCAGTTGTCTTAGCCAAGTAGGCCACCGTAAAGAACTCAAGGTCATAGACAAACAGAAGGATGTCTAGTTCTGGACGAGCCAGTCCATAACGCTCATTAGCCTCCCTGTACAGGAAGATAAGGTTCTTCATGCAGTTGTCAGGGATATGCCTGGGGTGCATCTTAGAGAATTCCCTAAATAACTTCTTTCGGCTAACAACGCTTTTTGGCATATAAGTATCTTTGTTTCAAAAGTAATACTATGGCATCACTTAGCGGAAGTAAAATCAAGGATACGTATTCGCTGTTGTTAAAATTAGCGAGCTCATCTGCGTCTGCTACAGAACAGATTGTAGAAGATGGCTCAGGAACATCCACAGCCCTGAAGCTTTCTACCGACACGGTAGAGACCACTGGTGACCTGAAGATATCCGGCACCCCGGCAGAGGCCGCATCTGGGGACGTCACAGCTCTTATGCTTAGCTCTACAGGGGTTGTGGTTACACGCAACCTCAGCACTAGCCCCATTGGCACTGCAAGCATTACAGCAAACTCACCCATCGTTGCTACCGGTAGCACCGTTGGTCTTGCTGACCCAGGAACGCTCAATTCACTGACGGGTTCTGGCACTGCTAACAACGACAAGTTCCTCATCTGGGACGAGGGAGCGTCAGAGTACAAATCCATAACAGCGGCAGAGCTAACAGACTATATGGGCACTAATGTTTCTGCCCAGCAGAATGTATTCGTAGCCCGAATGCAAGCGGTTACCAATATACCAACTGAGGTATTAAAGCTTCCTTTTGCCGAGATTTATGGAGATGGTACAGCCACAGGCGATACCAGCCTAGCCACATCGTGTGTGACTTTTGGTGCCGCATCCTCAGAGATAGAATTGGTATCATATTCAAACCCACGGGATGCATTCCAAATCAATAGCGAGGGACTATACAACATAGACATCAACCTAGAGATGGCGTGCACCGGAAATCAGGTGGATGTGACGATTTCCCTTGTTAAAGAATCTGGACCTACCAACGAGATTGTCTCTTACCGCACCGTTAAGTCTGGAACCTACACTGCTTCATTCAGCAAGGTGATATATATGGATGGTGGGTCCATATACTATGTAACCGTTGTATCTACATCAGAAGGCAATACCGTCACCAAGAATTCTACCGTTACCTTGACTAACTTAGGGACTGCAAATAGTTCCTTCTAATGAATCGTACAAAGCGCGTAGAGATGTTCATCGCCATTAAGGAGAAGATGGACGAGGTAGTGGAAATCATTCGTAGCAACGATGCTGGTAATGAGTTCCTTGCCTCATACTGCTTTGGTTTTATGATTGACGATGAAGACCAAGATAGTAACTCTTATGAGTTTCTTGCAGGCTTCAACGCGGAGAACGACACAGAGATAGACGCGATGTTCGATGCCATGCATCGCTGTTATTTAGAGAATAGCGACAATGACGAGGATGATGATGACACACCGTCTAGCGATTCTATAGATTACTGGCTTAACCTTAACTAACAAATACCATGAGTGAGATAAAAGAGGACTTCGGGTCCTGGCTTAACGACTTGGAAGAAATTTCCGTAAACCCAACATGTCGCATTGACGACCCGGAGTGTGAAGCTTGTGGTAGCTAATCACTAAATTAAAAATACAATGGAACTCATTAGAAAAATTATCATCGGACAAAACCCCAAGGATGCTATGGCCTACTTCGTAGGGCAGAAGGCCGGGGATGCAGTAGTGGATTCAATTGTACTGGACGAACGTACGTTTGCTAAATACGGAATTCGTCGGTACCTTGTGTACATCTTTAACGAGGACAAGGGCATCATGCTCTGGAAGACCGTTGACGATATGCCATGTTTAATTGAACACGACTGCGACTTTGAATGAAACCCCTATATTATTTTATTGTCCATATCCCCAAGGCTGTCAATGACACCATAAAAGTCGGGGAGTCTGAGTTATACCTAGATTCAAAATTCAACGAGTTCCAACACAGGGCCCACGAAGGAGAGGTCGTTGGTATTCCATTGAAGTATAACACGGGAGTGGACATTGGCGACACGCTATACTTTCATCACCACGTTGTCCTTGGAGGAAATCACCTCGTGTATAATGGGCAGCAGTTAAATGAAAATAAAGACCGGCGTGGCCAGCTTGTGGATGGAGAGCAGGGACTTTACTATGTTACTTACGATGGGGGAAATGACCCATTCGTTTGTCAAGCCTATGCTCACAAAAGCAAGAAGAGTGGGAAGGTTAAAATCCTAGGAGAATGGATATTCCTAACCCCAGCAGAGCAGGACGCCGAACTGAAGAGTGATGTCCTTGAGTTAGTACAGAAAGAAAAGGAATACAATCAGTACGGCTACATTCGGTACGGCTCTCCCAAGTTAGAGGAGCTAGGCCTACACGAAGGAGACAAGGTGTTCTTCATGAAGAATGCCGACTATCTGATGGAAGTCGATGGCGAAAAGTTATACCGAGTTTACTTACAACACATCTATGCCAAGATTACAGAAGAAGTATGATAGCGTATACACCGCACAAAGGCTCATGGAGGCAATGCAGGTGGCTATTGAGAACATGATACATGAGATACAAAAGCCTGTAGACCAAGAACTTAGCGGTTCACAACGCAAGGCAGAACTGCAGTCTATAAAGCAAACAGCGGTTGACGCTAAAGAGCTTATCGTAGAACGGGAACGCCTTGAGCAACTTATAAAAACCCTCAAAGACAATGGCGAGCTACAAGAGCAACGTGACTATTCAGGCGGATTCGCAGAACAATTCTCAAAATAACGATTGGGTATTCATATACTGGGATTCGTAATGGCTGGTTTAGTTGAGATAAAAGATGAATATGTAATCAACATCTGCCCCGTGGAAACGCGGGGCGATGTTATTACTATATCTGAACTCGACATACAATTGCCTGAGCAACCATTAAAGAAAGACATACTGTACCACGACCTGCCTAAGGAACAGCAGCGATGGGTACGCAAAGAACTGCCAGAAGAGCTACGGCGTATTGCCAGCATGGAGCAGTGGCTAGAGATGCCTGATTCCTTTCGGGCAAAACACACACCTTATATTGCACAAGAATATGAAAGACGCAGAAAAGGACTTTGGTTCTACAACAACGGAACACCAACCTACATCACAGGAAACCACTACTTCTTTCTTCAGTGGTCCAAGATTGATATTGGGTACCCCGATTACCTGGACTTCCAGCGTAAACTGTTCATACACCTTGAAGCTTGCTCAGTAGACCCGCGATGCTTAGGTCAGGTATATGTCAAGTGCCGTCGCTCGGGATACACGAATATGTCAGCCTCTGTCCTTGTCAACGAGGCCACGCAGGTGAAGGACAAACTTCTGGGTGTCATGTCAAAGACAGGCTCCGACGCCCAGGAGAACATCTTCATGAAGAAGGTTGTACCCATCTATAAGTCACTTCCTTTCTTCTTTAAACCCATTCAGGACGGTACTACTAACCCGCGCATGGAACTTGCTTTCCGCGAGCCATCGAAACGGATTACCAAGAAGAATAAAACCTCCCAAAAGGGAGAGGCGCTAAATAGCGTTATCAACTGGAAGAACACCACCAATAACGCATATGACGGTGAGAAGCTTCACATCCTGTACTTAGACGAGGCGGGAAAGTGGGAGAAGCCTACGGACATACGCGAGTCTTGGCGTATCCATAGAACATGCCTTCTTGTTGGACGGAAGATTGTAGGCAAGGCCATCGTTGGTAGCACCGTCAACCCATTGGACAAGGGAGGCAGACAGTTCAGGGATTTATACGATTCAAGCAGCCCGAATGAACGCAACGAGAACGGGAGAACTCGCAGCGGTTTATACTCTATATTCATTCCAGCATACGACGCCCTAGAGGGATTCTTTGATAAGTACGGCATGCCTGTAGCCGACGACCCAGAGAAACCTATCACCTCCCATGATGGAGAACTTGTAATCATAGGGGCTAAGACGTTCCTAAAGAACGAAAGGAAAGCCCTGGTTAATGATTCGTATGAACTCAATGAGGTTATCCGCCAGTTCCCATTCACAACAGCGGAAGCATTCCGTGACAGTGCCAAAGCATCTCTGTTCAATGTCCAGAAGATATATGAGCAGATACAATACAACCAAGAGCTATTCCCTAATCCCATAGTAACGGGCAACTTCGTATGGCGCGATGGGGCGATTGACAGCGAGGTTGTCTTCAGTCCTAGTGCAGAAGGTCGATGGCGCATAGCATGGCTTCCTCCGCAGGAACTTCGCAACAAGGCCCGCCCGGAGAATGTTTGGCTGGGATGCGGGGGTGTTGACTCCTACGACATTGACGCTACGGTAGATGGCCGCGGTTCTAAGGGCGCATGCCATCTGTTCAACAAGTTTAACATGGCACACCCTAGCAATATGTTTGTTGCTGAGTATGCCTCTCGCCCTCCCCTTGCTAAGATATTCTATGAGGATGTCCTGATGGCTGCAAAGTATTACGGATATCCAATCCTTATAGAGAATAACAAGTACGGTATTGCCAGATACTTTGAATCACGAGGTTATCAGGACTGGCTACTAGACAGGCCCGAGCATCTAGGCTCTGGGTTCGGAACTAAGACAAAGACAAAAGGTATACCATCAAACTCTCAAGACGTTATCCAAGCGCATGCTCAAGCAATAGAAGCATACATACATGCACACGTAGGTCTCAATGAAGACACGCTAGAGCACGGTAAGATGTATCTAGATAGAACATTAGAAGATTGGATTAACTTTAAAGTAGATGACCGAACGAAATATGACTTGTCTATTTCTAGCGGGCTAGCATTATTAGCAGCGCAGGGACACAAGCCAGAAAAAGAAAGAACAGACTTCAACGTGAAGAAATTCTTTAGAAAGGGTCAGATAATTCTACGCTAATAATATGAAGTATATTTGCGGTATAGCCCACCTTGAGTATGGACAATCAATACATTAAGGGTCAATCTTCTTTTCCTGACCCCTTAGTAGGAGTTGAGGAGAAAGTGTCGCAAGCATACGGCCTGCAATATGCAAAGGCCATGTTTGCGCAATGGGTAGGAAGTGACTATCAAAATTCTTTGTACGGACGACGCAATAGCGAATTTGAACGCTGCCGTGATTACGCACAAGGAACACAGGATACATCTATCTATCGTCAGATTCTAAACTCTTTAGATAACAACAATGGTGACGGTACACTCCTGACCCTTGATTACACTCCGGTACCTATTGTGCCGAAGTTTGTAAAGATTGTTGTAAATAAGATTTTGTCTCGTGCACCGTATCCACAAATAGAGGCGATTGACCCGGTCTCCAGGACGGAGAAAGACAAAAAGAAAAATGCAACGGTTCTGAAAATTCAAAACAAGGACATGATTGCCGAAGCGCAATCACTTGGCCTTCAGGTTGATACAGACCCAAATGCTCTTCCAGATACTCCAGAAGAAACTGAAATCTTCCTG